ATTTCCAACTGGCGTATCAGCATCTGGATTTATATCAAACCCTGCCGATGGAACGCTTGGTAATTACATTACATTTACTGTAACACAAGCTTCAAAAGCTTCGTATGATTCTGGAAGTTATAATGCTTTTTATATAGACGGAGTAGAGCGTCAAGTTTTAACATTAATTGAAGGAAAAACTTACAGATTTGATCAAAGTGATTCTAGTAATGATGGTCATCCTCTTAGAATATCTCTCACATCTAATGGCACACACGCAGGTGGATCAGAATATACAGATGGAGTAACGGCTGTAGGTACACCAGGAACAAGTGGTGCTTATACAGAAATTAGTGTATCGGCAGATTCACCAACACTTTATTACTATTGTACTAATCATAGCAATATGGGTTCAAGTATTTTGACATTTAATAGCACCGTAAATGTTATTGGAGGCTCAACTGTTGTTCCAACCACAGCCACAGGAACAAGTGCAGTAGGAACTGCTACTGTTCTTCCATCAATAGAAGTAAATGTAACAACAGTAATTGGAACAAGTGCAGTAGGAACACTAGACATAGAAGGTGATAATGTGATATCATTAACTGGAGTTGGTGGTGTTGGTTCTGTTGGTACTACAAATTTATATGGTGTTATCATACCAGATCAAACAACTTCATACAGTACTGTGACACCAAACCAAAATGCAAATTGGGCTGCTTAAAAAGGAATAGATTATGGCAACATATGTAAATAACTTAAGACTAAAAGAAATAGCAACAGGTGACGAATCTGGAACTTGGGGTACATCGACCAATACTAATCTAGAACTCATAGGTGAGGCTTTAGGTTTTGGAACTGAGGGCATAACAACAAACGCAGATACTCACACAACTACAATAGCAGATGGTTCTTCTGATGCGGGTAGAGCCATGTTCTTAAAATACACTGGTACATTAGACTCTGCTTGTACAATAACCATTGCTCCGAATACAATGAAAAGGGTGCATATTATAGAGAATGCAACAAGTGGATCTCAAAATATAGTTATATCACAAGGCTCTGGTGCAGATATAACTATTGGACCTGGCGATACAAAAGTCGTTTATCTTGATGGTGCTGGATCTGGTGCAGCCGTTATAGATGCTTTTGTAGATTTAGATTTATCTGGTGGTTCTGTAAATGTTAGCACAGTTAAAACTAATTCTGGAGACATGACATTTGATTCTGCTGGCGATATTATACTCGATGCAGATGGTGCAGATGTTGTATTTAAAGATGGTGGTACTACAATCGCAAAATTTATAAATTCTTCAAGTGACTTTGTGATAGCTACAGATGTTGACGATAAAGATTTTATTATAAAAGGACAAGATTCAACAAGTGAGATAACAGCTTTGACAATTGATATGTCTGCCGCTGGAGCCGCTACATTTAACAATGATGTAACTGCTTTTTCTGATGAAAGATTAAAAGAGGATATACAACCTATTACTGGTGGTCTTGAAAAAGTCATGCAATTACAGGGTGTAACTTACAAAAGAAACGATGTAAGTGACCCAAAAACACAAATAGGTGTGATAGCACAACAAGTTGAACCTATTTTACCAGAGGTGGTCTTAACTGCTGAAGATGAAATGGGTACAAAATCTGTTGACTACGCTAAGATGACAGCGGTATTAATAGAAGCAGTTAAAGAATTAAAACAAGAAGTAACACATCTTAAACAACAGATTAATAATGGAGGTTAATTAGTGGCAATACCAAGTTCTGGACAGTCTTTATCTTTTTCAGCTCTTAGAACTGAGTTTGTTGGAGGTTCTAGTGCTATTAGTTTAGGTGATCTTTATAGGGGTGGTACGAACATCAAGAAAAAAGCAGGAGATAATCAAGCTACTAATCTTGCTGCAAGTGTTGCCACATCTGGATCACTTGATGTAAGTGATTACTATGATCAAGCAAAAGGTTTTACTTTTACTTATTCAACAAGTTTTTTAAGTGGAGCAAGTGGCACGGATCAAGATGCTTCAACTTTATTTGGAGATGACTACGATTTAGACTATCCAAAAAATATTACCATACCATCAGCAATTACTCTAGGTTCTAATAATACATCAGAGTATGGTTTAGAAATAAATTCTGGTGGTGTTGGGACTATAACAATCACTAACAATGGAAGTATTATTGGTGCTGGTG